GTGGAGCGTCCTATGGCAAATAAGCCGAATCTTTCTGTTGGGAGAGGAGAAAAGCAATCCGTTTCTTCAGGAGGCGGTTTGACTGCCAAAGGACGAAAGAAGTATAACCGAGCAACAGGCAGCAACCTAAAAGCACCGCAAAAGTCAGGACCACGTCATAAGTCATTCTGCAATCGCTCTAAAAACTGGAAAGGTCCAAGAGGTAAGGCTGCCCGTAGACGCTGGGGATGTCGTTAAGGCTGTTGTACAAGTTGTCCCTCAAACACATAGCTACCCATGTGAGCTAGGTTAATCCAAGGTCCTGCCCATATCTTGATACCGTTATCTCTAGCTATCTTACAGAAGCCATAGTCCTCAGATAAGAGACGTTCTGTACCTTCTTCAATAAAGACTGGGAAGAACTCATGGATACGGTCTCTTTTCAATTCACCGGCAAGGTCGTGTACATCATTGACGTAAGACTTAACAACTCCTTGCAGCTTCTCTAATACTTCTCTTTTGATAAGCATAAAACCAGTACCACCATTCCATATTTCTACCGGCTCATTCATTGGTACGGTAACTTGAGAAGCGTAGTCTACAAGGTTAACAACAAAGCTACCAGTATGATGCTTGAGCTTATCTTTAGAAACACCGTTATCCATTGCAGTTTTAACACTGTCCCAATTAATCTCTTTCTTTGGATAGATGCCACAAATAACCTCCTTGTCTGCGTTGACCATGTGTACGATGTCATCCGGATTGTAACGAATGTCTGAGTCGATAAACATGAGGTGCGTACAATCTGTCTTTAAAAACATATTGCTTAACGCATTTCTAGCTCGTTGGATGAGCGACTCATTAAACATAAAACTAAATACACAATCAATATCATTGTTACTTAATGTTGCCGGTGTTGTCAGCATGGATTGTGCATAGACTCCATGACACATCCCAGCGTACATCGGTGTAGCTACAAACAGCTTTGGTTTCTTTTCTTCACACATTTCTCACTCGCTTTCTTTAACACGCATGGGTAATCATTAAATATGACTGAATAAGCAATAAAACACTCATAAAAAATATTGTTATCGCTGACCAATTCATTTCTCTTGTGCCTTTTTTATGATTAATGCGTTAAACCAAATATTCCAAGGCTCTCTAACCTTTTTTACATGGCATTTATTACAAGAATCGCAATACCTAACTTGAATATGGTGATAATCATACGCTGTGTTTAATGGCTCTGACCATTTTCCCCATTTGTGAAAATGTAGTTTCATTTCTCACTCGCTTTCTTTATTTCACGATAGTGTTTTAGTTTTACTTTTACATTTAAGATTCTAAGAATTGCTCTTTCAATTGTTTGATTCCATTGCGATGGGTCATAATCAGGTTCAGCAGGTGCAATTAACTCTTGAACTTCTTTTATACATAAATCAATTATTTTCTCATCACTTAACTCACAATATTGTGGTGTTCCCCACTTAAACTGGTTAAACAACACATCTAACAAAGCCTCTTTGCTAATGTGATATGTACCTTCATCAGAATTGCCATCACGATAAAATCTAATGACTTGATTTGTTCCTTCAATTAATACTTCAACAAAAGGAAAGTTACGTTCAGGTTCTTGGGTCATTTCTCACCTCTTTTTTTAAAAACTTCTTCAATCAATTGATGACCAAAAGTTCGATGATCCAGACACAAAGCATCTTTCATTTCTGACCAAACCCTTTCAATGATTTCTTCTCTTTCATCAATGTTTAAATCAAAAATTTTGATTTCTTCTTCAGTCAAACCCAACTCTTTTGCAATAGTTTGTCGCTCGTGTTTTTTTTCCATTTTATTTCTCCTTTGTTGTCATTTAACTTATATCCTTATATTCTTCAATCATTACGACACAACTACCCCCAGTGTGTGTAATCCCTCGTTCAATAGTTAACTTCCATACCTGACTGTCATCGTCAATAATTCCTGCGTCTTGGATTGAATCGAGTATTGCCTTACAACTATTATCTATATCCATGAGTCGTTTATTTCTAGGTCTCAGAATAATATCTATTTGTACTGCCATCTCACCTAACTTTGGAACATTCTTTTCAATGACATAAGCTGCGACCTGTTCTTTAAATTCCCTACCACGCTTCGAGAGAAACTTACGATTACCGGAAGTAATCCAATAATTGTTTACACTAGGCGGATAGGGAAGATAAAGGATAATCAAATCAATAACTTAGAATGGTACATCGTCTGAATCATTACGTTTTACTTCTCTTGGATAAGAGATAGATTCTCGTTCCATTTCTTGAGGAGTTTTCATTACTGAAAGTGAAAACAGATGACCGTTGGCATGAACTTTTTTCCATGCTGACAATCTGATAATTTTACCTTCGACCATGACCTGACCTTTATAGTCTGGATGTGTTTCTGTTTTCTTTTCGAGGTTTTGAAATAAAACTCCACGACCTTCTTTTGGAATGTGACTGCTCATAAATTCTCCTTGTTTAAGTGATACCTTGCAAAATGTTTACCGTTACTTTTTACATCTTCGGTATGGATGTTGTAACCTTCTTTTCTTAATACCTCTATATGTGCAGCTAACCGCATCGACCCAATATGTTGAAGAGCATCCATCGGTGTAATTGGTTTACTTTGTAACCACCGTAGAATTTTCATCTTCTGAGTCTTTCCGGTTAGCTCTGCGACTTTGACTCTTGGGGTTGTGTCCTCCTCGCTAAGTCAATGTTTTGAGTAATATCAAGACGAGACAACAGCATTTGATTACATTGCTTGAGAGCGATAATCTTGTCTTGTTTCTCTTTTCCTTCATACTTTTTAGAGTCCCGAACCTTTACAAATAGAGTGATGTAGGCATCCATCCAGTCGTTCAGAGTATGATGTTTTGAATACACCGTACCATCTGGTAGCATCAAAGCCATAGAACCCTCTACAGGAGCTTCTATTTCATCCGGATAGTCATTCTCCATCTCAATCAATAAATCCTTCTTAGTGGCTTCTATTGCCGTTTTAGTCGGGGTTATATCTTTTATTGGAGGGTCGTTGAAGTCTGAGACCTCTTCTGGACTGTAGAAACCTGTGACGCTTCCCGGAAAAACGCTTCGTATTCCTTCAGAAATACAGCGACTTCTGAGCATGGCACGTGGAAACTTTTGCCATCCGCTACCGGGCTTAACAAGACCAATCTTTGTAGCTTGTTCAATAGTCCAACTAACTGCGAGACTTCCACCGTTCGGATGAGTAAAGACTCCAGTAACTCTTGCATCTGTATATTCTGTCCAGTCAACTTTTCCTCCTGCATTTTGAAACCTCGCTAACATTGCGTCTGCTTTTAGGGCTGGACGACCTTGAATGATGTGAAAATCTCTAGCTGCCGTAGCTGGATGTAATCCTTCCGCCTGAGCAACTGCCATTAAAGCTAATACTGAATTGGTGTCTTTCATACCAAACAGTCCTGACTTCGCTATTGCTTCTGCCATACTCTGCATATCGTTAAAACTAACAATATTACTCATGCACAACCTCCTTATCAAGTTCCATTGCTTTTTCTAATACTACTTGCAAACTAGAACCACACACTTTATAAAAACCAATTGGAGTATCGGGATACCACTGTAATTCCCATAACTCATCAGTATCAATACACTTTTGCTTATCTTCATCACTAACAAACCAATCATCATCTAAAGAAGCGTGTTCATGTTCTATACGTTGTTTTACAGTTTGATAATCACTTTTATGTTCATTGTGAGTTAAATACAAAGTAGCTTTATGTTTGGGAAGTATCATGTAAACCTTTCTAATAATGTTAGGACTATATCAATGACTGAACTAGCAGTCATCACCCATATTGCTATATCTATGTTGTTCATTTCATCAACTCCACGTTAGTAAACGTAAGCATTGGACCATCTTGTTCTATGGTAAGTTTCAACAGAATGTTAGCAATATACGTATCTTTAATGCGTCTAGGCTCAGGTTTAATGCGATACTCCATATTATCGTGCCAACTTGCATGAGTAATTGGTTCAAAATCATTCCATTTTCCTGCATAATCTTTATATTGAATAATTGCACCATCAGCCCATGCTTTAATTAAATCTGCGTGTTTATGTGGTTTCATTTGATTAAGAACCTCCTCGAACCTGCTTGTTCGACAACGAATTGGTTATAGATGTCCGGCATAGCGGATTGAAAGAGAGTAGGACTAAATCGTTTAGAGGACTTAGAACTTCTCCAAGTCACCAAGACATCACCACTGACTGACCTAATCTCTGAACAGTTACCCATCTGGTCTCTGAGATAGGTTTCTATCTCTTCAGCCTGAGCTTCCATCTGTTTGATTTGTTCCTTCATTTGCTTGAGATGTGTAATCCCTTTCTCCATATTGAGACTTGCCATAATAGCGTTCTCATTGGATACTGGATAAAGTAATTTAGTCTGTTCAATCGTCTCTGCTGGAGGTTGTGAACCGTTCTGCACATGACCCCAATAGACAGCCATCTTCTGTATTAGCTCATCCTTCTCTTGGTCTGTAATATGGAACTCAAAGGTTTGTAACTCTTGACCACCGAAG